TTGACCGTGCTGCCGAATACGTTCTCGTAGTAGGTCTGGGCGGTGCCCTGACTTCCAACCACACCAGAACGGAGGCTGCTGGCCTGCACCTCACCGGAGCTGGTCTTGATCACCTGGGCCACGCTGGAGGCGAGCTTGCAGGATTCCATTTCCAGCTTCTGAAGATCGTCCAGGTCGTGCAGGTCGTTAATGACGCACGCCACGAATGGCAGGCCGCGGAGCTGGCCGGCACGCTGGGCCTCGTAGATGTGGACGATGGAGTCGGAAGATATTGACCGGATCTCGGTGAGTTGGCCTTGGTTCGTTTCCTGCCCAATAAAGTAGGAAAGAGCGCGGCCTGTTTTGGTATCAAACCGGACTCCATCGAAGATATCCGGAGATTGATCCTGGCCGGTGGGTGTGGCCACCTGTTGAGGTTCGATGAGCTGAAGACGGGGGCGGCCCGAGTCTCCCTTGGTCAGCAGAAGGAAAGATTCGCCATCGTAGAACCATCCACGGGCGGCCAGGCTCATCAGAGTTCCGAAAGACTGCCGGGATCCGATGTCAGGGTAGCGGCTCCAGGTATCCCACCATTTCTTGGCTCGGAGATTCCAATCGGGATCCGAGGAAGCCGGCTGCACCGAGAAGTTGCTGCCGACCGTGTAGTTCTCGAACAGGTCACCGAGGCGATTCATCACCGCGTTGTTCTGCTCGAAGAATCGGGACTTCCGAACGATCTGCTGCCGGGTCGAGGCAGTGACGTCGAACCGCACCGAGGTGTAGCTGGTGTCCAGGAAGGAACGGCGGATCGAGTTGGACGCGCCCTCGTAGCGGTTGACAGGGGTCGACCGAAACTTAGCCAGGATGTTGTCGAGGAATCCCATTAGGTCATCCCCGTTCTAATGGCTCCCTCTCGACGGAAGTTCGAGAAGTCCCCACCGTAACTGGTCACAGCGACCAGGACAACGGCCATCATCTTGTTGAAGATCTGGGTGTCGGTAGGGGCGGCAATGCCGTCCTGGCCGAGTAGATAGACCGCCAGCTCGTAGTCGGCGATCAGGCTTTCCCACATCTCGACCATCTCGGACGGGGTGGGGGCGCCTTTGCCGGGCTCTGCGAATTCGACTGAGACATCCGAGGAAGATGTCGACCGGACAACCTGGCCGGATTCAATCACCGAAGCCGCGGCAATGACCTTTGAGGTCAGGGCGGCCAGCAGTGTCGCGCCACCGAGGGCGCTGTAGACACTGCGAAGATAGGCACGCTTGATTGCGACCGTGAAAGTGAACACCTCGGGCTGGAGGCTCCCACATTATTTCACCTGTTCAATGGCTTAGCTAAGACTGGACATCACTTGACGTAAGATCATTCCAGAGCATGACCATGGCCAGTTGCATGATCTCGCAGTCATGCAGATGGTCGGGCCACTTTTGGTTGCGCTTCACCCAGACGTGCTTGATGCGGCCGGCTCGATTGGCTTGGGGCCGCAATAGGTGCGAGTCCATGTGTCGCCAGTAGAGATCCGGATCAGCCACATAGGCGCCTTCGGCCTGCACACTAGGCGGCTCCTGGTGAACGCCCCATTCCCGGTCGATGTCTCCCTTTCGAAGTCTGGACAGCATATCCCGGAGGTGCTCGGTGTCGAACACCAGGAGGGGCTGCACCACATCGGTCCTCATCGAGGATGATGTCGACAGGCCGAAAGGGTGCACGGCGCCAGAGTTTGTCGTGAACCGGGCGCCGGTCTCCCGGCCTTTGAGAGGTAGCCATCCGACCAAGGCAGGCTTTCGGAGGCCGCCTTCCGGTGGGAACCTTAGGCCGCACGGGTAGCTGATGGGGTTGGATGTGATCGAGGAGTAACTACCGCAGGCATCGTAAACCGTCTGCGTGTTGAAGCCCGAGTCGATGCCCACATCCATGTCGTGAACCTCCAAAGCCACCTGCACCCGGCGTAGGGCTGCAAAGTCATCGGCATGGCCGGCAGCCACCAGTGTGCTGTTGCCGTCCTTCCATTCGCGGCAGACCCACCACAGGAACGGCGCCACGGCCTGGACGTCGGCAGTCAGATAGCGGCGGCCTCCGGTGATAGAGACAGCAGCCGATGCCTCGGGACGCTCCTGCTGCACGTCCTGTTGCTCCCAGGGCTCGGCCAAATTGCCATTGATGAAGCCCTGAAGGCCGGCCATCGAGGATTTAGCTTCGAGGAAGGCCACGGCCAGGTGTCCCCAGGTGCACTTTCGATCTGGGCTGTAGAGGCTGCTCAGATGGTAGGACCGAACACCGGGCATGGCGTTGGGATTCTCGGGGCGCCACTGGCCATGGCGGAGGGCTGCCACCTTGTGGGCGTCGGTGATGTGGCCGAGGCAGAGCTGGCAGACGTAATGAGCGGAGGCCCGGACTTTGGCGAGGTCGTGTTTGCCGTCCTCGGTCTTTGCGTCGTCCCAGGTGACCTGGCGCCATTCCAGTTTAATCAGCTCCCGGCAGTGGGGGCAGGGCAGGTAGTACCGCCGCTGGTCTCCGCGGAGGAAGCGCTGCCAGATCCGGCCTTCGACCACGGTGGGTGTCGAGGTCATGAAGGCCTTGGAGCTTGAGAAGCTCTTAAGGCGCTGCTCGGCCAGGTCGAGGGCGTCGGCTTCTTTGCTGGTGGCCTCGGCGAACTTGTCCACCTCGTCTGCGATCAGCACCCGGACCGGGCGGCTGGCTAGGTTGGCCGGGCTGTTGGATCCGACAAAAGTCAGGGTCGACCGTGTGAAGTTCTGCTCCAGGTTGGTGATCTTGTCGGCCTCGGCCGGGAAACATTCCAACATGGTCGGGCTGTCCTCCAGCATTGGTAGCCAGCGGGACTTCGAGAAGGATCGGGCGAGATTCTCGGAAGGCATGAGCCACAGGGCCGGGCTTGGTTCGTTGGCGATTAGCCAGGCCAGGCCGGCCATCAGGGTGGTGGTCTTCGAGGTTTGGCTGCCCCAGCACAGTGTCACTTCAGAGACCGATGGGTTCTTCCAGTCTTCCATGGGCTCCCGGGTGTACGGCCTGACAGACGTCGAGAACGGTCCCGGGTGCTCGGTCTGGCGTTGGGTAAGCCGGAGGTTGGCCTCGGACCATTCGACCACCGTCTGCTGCGGAGTGGGCCGGTAGAGGCTTCGGCGGTAGTCCAGGAGGGAGCGCTGGAGGTCGGTCAGGATTTCCATGGGTCGGTATTGTGTAACGTCTTAAGGCAGACCTCCTGGACCCACCTGGTCAGCTCGCGCTCGGCGTGCTCGGGGTCGTGCGGTGCTATCCGGCCGGAGAGTTGCTTGGGCATGGCTTTGATCAGCGAGGCCACGGCGCCGTCGTGCTCCTGCATCACCCGGCGGACCCAGTCGCCGGAGACCAGGCGCCGTTCCTTCTCGGCCTGGGCGATCACCTCGTCCCGGGCGGAGGTCAGGTTCTTTGCCGCGGCAGCATGGATGGCCACTAGGCGGCCGGCATCGGCTCGACCACCGCGGAGGGCATCGACCGCCAGGTCATAGGCTGCACGCTCGATTTGCCGTTGCCTCTCGTAAGCGCCTTCTGGCGAGTCGGTAGCGGCTGTTGCGGTGTTGAGAGGGGTCTCTGCTTCAATAGGCCTGTATGGGCCTTCCTGTTCGATTGCGGGGGCTTCTGGTATTGGTGGCGATTGTATGTGTTGAGTCGTCGACTTGGCCCGGATGTTTTTCTTTCGCCAGGCATCGGCGGCCTCGGGACTATGCATCGGCATTCCCTTGGCAGCCAGTTGGGTGACGTAGCCATGCGAAACACCGGCATGCTTGGCGTATTCTCGTTGGGTCATGGCTTCAAAGCCTTTTGGATGTCAGGAGGCAGCATCGAGTCGGGCACGGTGCCGGCGTACTGCAGAGCCCGGAAAACACCGTCGCGCCTGCTGTCTTGTGGGTTGGGCACGCAATAGCCGGCCAATTGCTCGGGCGGAGTTCCGCGTTTCATGAGCCGGATGAACCAGGCCACGTTGGCCAGGCCGTATTGATCCACAAGAAATTGGATGTGATTGTTTTGCATAGATATTGTTTTTAGTGCTTGATCACACACAACGATAGGGGTCTCGCGTTCACCTGTTTCTGGGTATTATCAAAGAGATTCCTTAGTGCTATTGGGATCTACTCTTAACCTTAAGAGGTAATCCTCATGCCCTCGCGATATTATGTAAGCAATAGATCCACGAGGAACACCACAAATAGCTGCAATATTATCCAACGTAATACCACGGTCTCTTAGAACAAATGCTTTGTTGCACAACTCCGGTGTGATTGGGCTGCTTGTCTCGTCCTCGGGCTCGATGTTTGGGATAGGGTCGCCCTCGGCGTCCATCAGGGTGCCGTTTGGGTAGGACATCCAGCCTCGTTTGATCGCGAACCGCACAAGGTGTTTCGCTTCACGGAGCACTTGGTTCTGGCTGATGCTGTATTGGGTGGTCATTGGTATTTAGAAACTGGGAGATGGGTCGGAGAAGCGGCAGTACTGGCCTTCGTACCAAAGGGGCACCAGGCCGCACTCACCGTCTCGTTGTTTGGCGATAGCAATCACAGCTTCGCCTTGGGGCTGGTTGCGCTCCCTGTTGAGCAATAGGACTAGATCAGCGTCCCTCTCAATCTGCCCAGAGTCCGCTAGGTCAGTCAGGCGAGGCACCCGGCCCTTGTCTTTCTCGTTCTCTCGATTGAGCTGAGCCAGGGCAACCACGGCTGTCTTGGTATCGGAGGCCACGCCCTTGAGCCTGCCAGATACTTCTGCGATCTCGTAGGTCTTTTTCTCTGCGGCCTTCGATCCATGGATCTTCTGGAGGTAATCCACCAGGACCAGCTTCACGCCCCATTTGCGTACAGCCCTGCGGATCACCGCGGTGATGGTGGCAATGTTGGACACACCGGATCCGGAGATGAAATGAATCGGGCTGCCTGCGATCTTGGCCGATGCTGTCGACATGGCCTTCATGCCTCCCTGATCGAGCTGGCCGGTCTTGATGTCCTGCATGGGTATGCTGCCAACAGACGAGACCATCCGGCGCACGATGGACTCGTCGGACATCTCCAAGCTGATGAACAGGGTCGGGATCCTTGAGTCGATGCTGGCTGCCTTGGCAATGGCAATGGCAATGGCTGTCTTACCGATGGATGGCCTGGCCGCAATGATGGCCAGCTCACCGAACTGGAAGCCGTCGGTCATCTGGTCGAGCCTGTGGAAGCCTGAGGTGATCCCGGAGAGCTGGCCCTGCCTTGAGAATCGTTCTTGAGTCGAGTCAATGAACCGACTGACAACCGACTTGGACGATTGGACTTCCTCCTTGGATGCCTCAACGGTGAGCCCTGCTTCGGCATTGGAGACGATTTGATCGACGGAGAGGGTGGAGACAGCGGACTCACGAATCAGACGGTCTCCAGCGGTTCTCAGATGGCGTCTGTGGTGGGCCTCTAGGACTGCCTGAGCGAATGCCGGGTAGTTCGCTGGGCTTGGGCATAGCTCGTCGGCCTTGTTCAGAGCCTCGAAAGGCACCGGAGTCTGGCCCATGGAGCGCTTCCACTCCTTGACCACGGTGGCCATGTTGACCGGATCGCTCTTGGCAACGAGGCCTTTGGCAATCTCGAACACATGGTACAGATCGCTATCCTGGAAAGCGTCGGTGGGGATCTTGGCGAATACCTCATGGCAGACATCCGATCCACCGGACAGGCAGGCGCCGATGAGGCCGAACTCGTCGTCCTGGGCAAAGTAGGGGTCGCTCATTGGTAGTCAGCAATGTTGGGTGAGAAGGTGCCGCCGGCACGGGATGTGTTGGCCCCAGATGCAAGTGAGCCCCTAGGAGGAAAGATGCCTTGGTAGTTGCTTGCAATGGAGTGGTTTACCGCAGCCGGGAACGTTTCAGCGGTGTATTCGTTAGACCATGCCTGTAAGGCTGCGGACAGCCCGATTCGCTTGTAGCCCTGTTTTCGTTCTGCTTTGTAGGCCAACCATGTTTGTACAGCGGTAAGGCATTCGTTAGTTTGGAGCTTTTCAGGAAGAACCAGTCCGAACTTTAGACCCCACAGAGGTTTCACCGAAACCTCGTCGACGACAGTCTCCGAAACCTCTCCCTGTTCCTCTTCCCTGTTCCCTGTTCCAAGGCAATCTTTCTCGAATCCTCGCGAATCCTCTCGAACATCGTCGAATGATGGGAGCTTAGAGGCTGAAGGTTTGTCGATTTTCTGATGATTTTGCCACTTTGGGATGTCCAAGTAAGATTCACCGTCGACCTGATAGAGCCTGATGCAGCCTTGCTTCTCAAGTTCTGAGATCCACACAGGAAGACGCTTGAAAGCATCCTCGTCGTAAGGGAAAAGACGGCTCGCGAGGAGTCGCGAGGATGCGCGAGCCCTCCCGACATCGTCGCAGCACGAAAAGAGACCGATGAAAAGCAGTCGAGCCTCTCGCGAAACCTTGCTGAGATTCTCGGATTCCCAGAACTCGGGTTTGATTGAGCGTATTCTCATAGGGTTAAAATCGTTCAACCTTATTCCAGGAAGCATCTTTTGCGTGCACCGTTTTCCCAATGCTGGAAGCTAGATCGTTTCCGAACCGTTCTTCCATATTGTGGCCTACATGACCCATCATAAGTGCCGTCGTCGAGAGTGCGTTCAGTAGCTTGTAGGGAAGGCAGGACATTCCAGCTTTGACTTCATCTTCCAACGCCTGGCGATGACGATGGCAGAAAGAACAAAGGCACATTAGATCGCTATCTAGTGCTTCCCATGGTTCTTTTCCTTTTTCATATCGACCATGGTGGACGTGTAACGTTGTGGTTGTGTCACCACAGTCTTGGCAACTGAATTCGGCAGATTGCAAAACATTGAGTCTTTTTCGCTGCCACCGCGGATCTTGGAGTTTTTCGGAGTATGTCATGATTCAAACGGAAATCCCCACCAGTCACAGGGTAGGAGATCGCAGGAAGGAACTGCGAATGCCTGTGGTGGTGGGGATAAAAGTTGTCATGTCCTTCAGTTGATTTCGACGCTCACCTCCTACAGCTCACGTCGACGGGCTGCTCCCTATCTGCTGTTCTGGTCGTTGTCCAGCCCTCAGTAGGCCGGAATCAGAATATCCGCCACCGCCTGGGTTAGCTTCACATCCTGGATGCAGTAGTCGATGGCTGCCTGGCGGTCGGTATTCCAAAGCAGACTAAAGTCGGCGCCGGTGCCTGTCTTGTCACCTAGGCCCAAGTGCCGGCTGATTGCACCAAGGCTTCCGTGCGCCCGGCTGTCTCCAAGCTGCCACACCTCGCGCAGGTCGATCACCAGATCGTTCCAGT